TCAGTCAGTTCCTTCCATGCTTTAATTTCAATATAAGTTATCGGGTTAGGTCCAGAGAATCCCATAGATCTACTATTGCTTAATGCAATAAAGGCAGACCAGACATGAGATAGTAGCGATGGAAAATATGTCGGTGGTTCCAGTGCTTCAGGTCTACGTCCAGTCTGCCTTTCTACTTGTTCTAAGTGTTCTCGTTCTGTAGTGCCATCCTTATCAGGCTGATTGAGCTTAAACTGATGTTCAGCCCACTCACATAACTGATTAGTTAGGCTTTCGTAAAATCCAGAGAGTCCGCAAGTGCCTCCTCAATCTGATCCTTAATCCAAAATACTTCGTCGTAAAGAATCCTAGCTTTACTAGCGGACAACTTAGGTTGCTCTTTGTTGTAAGTTATGTTCCACTCAGAAGTTATCTTAGACAACATATCTAGTGTAGCTTTTTCCATATCTTGAGCTGTTAAGTTCGTACTCTTATTAGACTGCATATCTTTAAGACGTTTATTAGTTTGTTCGTGCATTAACTCTTTGTACTCTTTAGAGTGACTAGCAAATACAACAATAGTCATATCTGTATTGTCTTCATTCTTAAGTACAACACCAGTGTTAGGGTGTTTTAGCTTTACTTCTACAGTGTTACTTGTAGGTTTTAGATCCATTAAATCCATGTCGAGTTCCTTTAATGTCGGGATGTATATAAATGTGGGAACTCCCGACCCGACTCAAGAGTCCCCACTAACCTTAGCTAAGGTATTACGTTATGAAGGTCGTGTGATCTTCAAATTAGTTAATTCAGTTGAGTCGTATAAAGCGACGAAAGATAAACTAATCATTCGGCTTGTAGGTCCATCGACCCCAACATCAGCACTGTTTATTTTGACTTTAGGGAATTGGAATGTGTAAGAGTTGTTACCTGTAGGATCATCAACTGACACTTCAATTTCTGTTTCTGTCTCGTTAAGGAAACGGTTAATTAGAGTTGCATCCTCAAAGTAAGCTGTTAGTGTACCTTCAACTTCTGCTCTACCATACTCTAATGATGGTGCGCTATCATCTCCGATTACGAAAGTGGGTGCGAAGGAATTAGTGAGTGTGAAGTCTAGTGCAGTTACGATAGCTACGTTAGCGGCTCCACCTACGTTACCAATACCAATGTTACCTGAGTAAGCATCAAATGGTGCGGCTCCCGAAGCGGCTGTTTGTGTCTTCTCAGTACCACTTATAGTCATATCCTTACCAACCATCCCAAAGGTAGTTGTTACCATTTGGTTAGGTGCAAGTGAGATACCCATAGTAGAAACTGAACAACCTGTAAATACTCTAGCTTGATCAATGTCTGCGGCGTAGTCTTCTATAGAAAAGAACTGAGGTGTTGTGCCTACTTTAAGAACATTAGTTGCGAAAGTATTTAGCATAGCTGATTCTAAGAAGTCGTCGTAGTCAGCATCTCTTAAGTCTACTACAATATCTCCAGCGACTTGTCTGTTACCGTGTCGATCTACACGAGGCATACGGTCAACTTGGATGTCGTTACCAGCTACACGGTCTTTAGTTAAGTTTAAAGAGTGAGTGCTGAATGGAAGGTTAGTAAATGAACCAGCAGGTGTCGTACCGAAAGTAGTTTCGTTCTTATAAGACAGGCTGGAGCGTGATCCTTGTGCAAAGGCCATAGTGTATTCTCCTAGTTATTTATAAATGTACCATCCGATATTAATCGGAACATAGTACCAAGGGCTGTCAATCAAACCTTGTTGCCTTTCAGCGTAGTCGATTGATACTTTAATTGTTTGTGATTGTGAGTTAGTAAACGATATATCAGTAGTAGCTTGAAATGCGTTTATAACTTTGTTAACGTAGTCGTCTGCGGTAGAAGGGCCATTGCCTTCTGGAGTAAATACTGTAACAGCAAATACACCTTGATACCTGAGTTGAGGATTTAAGCCTCGTACAGCAGGTCTAGTTACTGTAGGTAGGTATTGTACTCTAATGAAGCTAGTGCCAGTTGTAGGCTCAAATACTACATTCTCGTAAGCAATAGTAGGTAGGTTAGCCGTTGTAGAGATGTGCGTCTCAAGCGCGGCTCTTATATTATTGTGTATACTAGCCATATTTATTCCTTACCCGTGAAAATATATTATAAGGTTGTGTAAGTCTCCAATTAGGCCCACCCTTTTCTACATCCATAGCGTGAGGTGATCCGTTCCTAAGAACAATAGTATCTGTGTAGTTAAAGTCTTGTATACTATTTATATCGTTTAGTAGGTTACTAAGACCTTTTGTTGCCATAGATACTTTGTCTTGTTCTTTAGGTCTACCTTCAGAAGACTTACCTCTAGGTCTACCTGCACCAACACCGTAAGAAAAGGATGTTATATAAGCACCAGTATCTACTGTGGGAGTAGATATATCTATAGTATAGACAGCTATTTTTTCTAGTTTATCTTTTACAGCTAATTCTACTGCCATATCAACTTTACTTTTTAACTTAGATATAGTTTTTTCTAGGTTTACTACCTGCTTCATATCCTACTCCTGTACGTCACATAGGTAACACATAGCTACACCATTAGAGAATATAGAAACTGCTCTAGTTATCCTTACTGAATCACCATTACCCAAGATTAAATCATCAGGGAAAGGGTCTACTTCTAAACCAAGAGAAGGTACTACACATTTACGTGTACCACGAACAACTTCATTAGGGTTCTGACTAGAGTAATCATAGAAGTATCCAGTGAAAAGATAGTCAGTTGTAGCTGAACCTACTACAGAACCTGTAGATGGGTTGTAGTTACCTCCCGTAGTAACTTTACGTAAGGTAAGTGTCTCACCAAAGTCCTCAACTAGCCTGAGTAAATCAAATGCTCTAAAAGACATATGTTACTCCTTCTATTCGTATTCAGATGATTGGTAGCTTGGTGGATTATTAAATCTATCTCTTCTAAAAGACCCTTGTATTCGATCAGTATTTTCTCTGACAGCATCCACTTTACTCTTAGTGATACCCCCAGCTACTACTCCTACAGAAGCACCTAAGATCTTACCTTGGTATTCTAGTGTATCTGCTAGACTTAAGTAGTGTCTAGATAGATCAGAGTAATCAGCTTTTAAAGCTCCACTTAACTCTGTGTTAACCTTCCTAGAGTACTTAGCCGCTATAGACCTACATAACATAGAGCCAGCTTTGTATACGTTATTATTAGCTTGAGCTACAGCAAATGAAACTTCTTCATCTTGTACTTGTTTATCATTTAAGTCTGTATCACCTATCAACAACCTAGTAGCATTTAATCTACCTATTGCATTAGTTATATTTAGATTTCCTTCGTCGTAGCTCCAAGCCATTAGTCGTTCTCCAACTCTCCATAATTTCTACGCCAACTACGGAGTAAACCGCGTTGCTTCTCTAGTATCTTAGACTTCTTACACTTCTTACGGGTAAACTCTGCGTGGGAATTAGTCTTAGCTTTTACCTTAGCATTGATCGTATCTACCAGTACACCTAGTGATGCGACATCAAGTACTTCTAGTCCGTCACCGACCTTAGCTTTAATCTCTAGGTCAGAGTTATGATGTAGAAAGTTATTGTTGTATAAGGTCTGAACAACGTCACTAGAGAGAGATAACTCTTTCCAAGGGTAATGTTCGGATCTCTTCCAATCTCTTCCTCCACCATTAAATTCTTGTTTTATAAACACGGGTCTATCAAACTGAAAGGGTATCATATCGGGTTCTCCTTAATAAAAGAGGTGAGGACACTTAAGCCCTCACCAAATGTTATGTATAGTTTTACGCTATAGCTGTGTTAAAGAATACACCTAAGTCAGCACCAGTGACTTTCATGTCGTAAGACATTTTAACTTGGATGTGTTCTGCAACCTGTTGACGCTTAAGAGCATCGTCTGAGAATGACTCAACTGTGATACCTAAGTTGTTTACACCGTCTAAAGTGTTCCAAGCAAATGTACCGCCAGCCATAGGTGTCATCAATCCAGCTGAAGGAGCAACGTGTGCTAACATAGCTGTTTTACCACCGATGAAAGAGTTGCTTTCTGCAATACCTTCTGCTGAGTCGTTCTTGACTGCTTCCATTACATAGAAATTAGACACTTCAAAGATCTCAGCTAGTTTAGCGTCTGTGATCAATGCAGGGTTAGCTACAGTTGATCCGCCGTTTAAACGTGCTAGGATGTCTGGGTGGTTAATTAAGATGTCACGAACTTCTTTACCTACAACCATTGTGTTTGGCTTGTATCCACCAGACTTAAGTTGCATTGCACGACGTGCTTTAGTAACGTCTACGATTGGTGTAGCGTTTGTGTAGTCTGACCAGTATGTGAACTCTGAGTCTAAGTTGTTGTCGCCGTTAGCTACGCCATCATACTCTGTTCCCCAAACGTTAGTTGAGAAGAAAGTTGAAGCGAATTGCTCTTCACGGTGGATCATCAAACGTGTCGCAAGTGTTTGCGCTCCAGCTGAACGAATTTCCAAAGCGGCATCTTCGTTAGCAAGTGTTTGTTGATCGAAGTCCATACCTAGACCAAATACGTCTGCAAAGTATGAGCTTGTTGATAGTGACATACCGATACGGTTTACTTCTGTACGTGGAGCTAATTTCTTAACGTCCCCTGTACGGTTCATGTTGTCACGGTCATAAATGTAATACTTGTCTGACTGCTTCTGCACACCAACGATTGGGAATACTTTATCCGCAATGAAGTTTGTATCTGCTTGTGCGTAAGCGATAGTCAAGTTAGTAAGTGGTTGATCCAGATGTACACTGGATGGTGTTAATAATGGCATAATATAATTCCTCTAATTAAGCGTGTGCGTTAGCGGCTAAGATCAACTCTATTGCGATGATTTGACCGTCAACACCTGCTTCATATGCGCGACCAACGATGATGTCTCCAGAGGTCGCATTGACAGCTTTACCAGCGGCATCTACTGCCACGTCGTCTGCTATAGTTACAGTTCCACCACATTTTACCATGACTTTACCTGAGTGAGTTATTGTGCAAGCATTTCCAGATGCGGCTCCAACGGCAATTATACCGATAGTACCTTCACCGTCTCCAGCTTTAACAGCTTTAGCGGCGGCATCCATTTTTGCAAATAAGAATTGAGAAGTGCTAAGATCTTCTCCAGCGATTAGTGTGCGGTTGTCGCGTGATTGCGTTACAGCCATAATTATTCCCCTTTATAGGATTTAGTGATAAGAGCTTTACCTTCATCGGTCTTTGCAACAGCAGAGTATGCTACAGCGTATTCGCTCTTCTTCATTGTGTTAGTGTCCATATAAGACTTTACAAGTGCATCAAGTTTATCTGAAGCGGTAGTAAACTCACCGTCAACATCTGCCTTGCCTACTT